CAGCAACAGCTTCTGCAGTTAACGAATTAACTGTAGCTAATGCTGCAACAGGAAACAATCCAACTTTTACAGCATCAGGAAGTGATACTAATATTGGTTTAGATTTTATTCCAAAAGGAACTGGCGCAGTAACATTTCTTGGAACTGGTAAAATTCAAGCAGTAAAAGAAAAAGTAACTGTAACAGCAGTAGCAACAACTGGAACTACAAACTATGATTTTTTAACTCAAGCTGTTCTTTATCATACAACAACAGCAACAGGTCAATTTACATTAAATTTAAGAGGTAGTTCTTCTACAACTCTTAATAATATGTTGTCTGTTGGTGAGTCAGTAACAGGTGCTTTTTTAAATACTAACACTACTTTTTACGTTTCAACAATAACTATTGACGGTTCCTCAACAAACGTTACACTTGAATATCAAGGTGGTTCTGCACCAGCAGCTGGCAATGCAGGAATAGATGTTTATTCATTCACTGCAATTAAAACAGCAACAACCCCAGCATATACAATTTTAGCATCTCAAACTCAATTTAACTAAGGAGATTTTGTAATGCCTTTAAACTCGACACGCGGAGCTGGATCAGCAAAAGCTTTTGGATTTACAGCTGGAGCAGCACCAATTGAGGTTGATTATTTAGTTATAGCTTCTGGCGGTGGTGGAGGCGGAAGTAATTATGGTCTTGCCTCTAATACAAGAGGTGCGGCGGGAGCAGGGGCTGGAGGATATAGGACATCTTTTCCAGGTGGAACAAAATTAAAATTAGCAAAAGGAACAACTCCAGTTACAGTTGGAGCAGGTGGAACAGGAGGAAGTGATGCTCCAGGAGGAAATGGTAATAATTCTGTTTTTGACACAATTACATCAACTGCAGGCGGAGGAGGTACAGGTTCTCCTTTAAGTGCAGGCTCTAACTTAGATGGAAGACCAGGAGGATCTGGAGGAGGGGTTTCTGTAACAAGAGGATCTGAAAGAATAACAGGAGCAGGCAATACACCTCCTACAAGTCCACCGCAAGGTAATCCTGGTGGAGGCCCAAGACCTGATGGCGATTATTTAGCTGGAGCAGGAGGAGGTGGAGCAACTGGAGCTGGTGGAGCTGGAAATACACCAAATCCTAACCCATCAATTCTTGATGGTGGAGCAGGTGGAGCAGCAGCTACTAATTCAATTACAGGGGCTCCAGTAAGTTATGCAGAAGGAGGACAGGGTGGTGCTTGGGGAACTACTACTCCAAATAAAGATGGTGCTCCAAGAGGTTATGGGTCGGCAGGAAGAGGTGGATCAACAGGACCAACTCCTCAACCAAGTATGAGTGGTGAAACAGGAGGAACAGGGGCAGATGGAGTTGTTATACTTAGAGCTCCAGGAGCAGCAGGTCCAAGAATTTCAGTGTCTCCAGGAACTAATACAAAAACAACAAGTCCCGCACCAGATGGAGAGGCAACAATTTTAACTTTTACAGTTAATGGAAGTATAACGGTAACATAATGGCTCATTTTGCAGAATTAGATATAAATAATAAAGTTATAAGAGTTGTTGTTGGATGCAATATTGATATTGCAGACAATGGTGGAGAACAATCAGAGCAAGCGGCTCAATATTTTTTAACAACTAGTCCTTTATCACCCGAAGGTGTAAAATGGGTTCAAACATCAATTAATAATAATTTTAGAAAACAATATGCTGGAATTGGTTATACTTTTGATTCCATTAAAAATAAATTTATTAAACCTCAGCCTTTTCCTTCCTGGTCTTTAGATTCTAATGACGACTGGCAAGCACCTACACCTAGACCAGTTACATCTGTTCAAAAAGAAGGTGAACAGGATCCTTATGTATGGGATGAAGAAAATTTAAAATGGAAAATGTTACCTCTTAAATTATTTAATGAATCGGGTGAAGTTATATTTATTGGTGTTCCTGTAAATTAAAGTCGTAAAAACTACTATTAAAAGATATAATAGTTTTAATTTTAGTTATAATAATCATAAATCCCAGGGTTCTTTTTCTTTAAAATCAAAGGCAAGAGTTATTCTATTTTTAGAAACAGGTAAAGTTGAATGTGGTAAAAAAGATGGAAAAAAAATCCACAATCCAGTTTTATCTTTTATTTTATGTAAATAATTATTACTTCCATGAAATTGTAAACATTCTTGCTCAGATGATTTTATTATTAAAACGGAAGAAATTTTTTCAGGAATGTGATCATGTTTTTCTGCTACTTGATTTTTTTTATAAAAATTAAACCAAAAACTTGTTTTATAAAATATTGCATGTGGTTTTATAAAATTTAAAATATTTTTTTTTGCATAATTTTCTAATTCATCAATAGGAGGATAATCAGGATTAAATCCTGAAGTAACACATTTTACATAATTTAAATTTTTTTTCCATTTTTTATAATTTTTTAAAACAAATTTTTCTAATTTCTTACATTCTTTTATAGAATATTGATGGACATAAATCGGTGTTTTTAAACTCATTTAGTTTCTAAATGAACCTGGAAGACCTAAATGTAATCTTTTATCAAAAAGATTTTGTTTAGATCCTTTAGTTGCAAGATTATTATAGTGCAAAAATACTTGACCACAATTTTCACCATCAAAAGGTTCTCTCCAATGTTCTAATTCATTGCCTCTATAAACTAACATATCCCCTGCATTTAAATTTACTTTAATTCCTTTTAAATTTTCTTTTCCAGAAGGTTCTAAATATATTGGCCAAGAATCTCCTCCTAAATTTAAAGTTGTAGATATTTCACAACTAAATCTATCTTTATGTCTTTTTAATACATCCCCTTTTTTATAAATTCTAGCATAGGAATAATTAGGTGTTAATTTTAATTTAGTTTCTTTTTGCATTAGTGGCAGCATTTTAACTAATAAAGTTTCCATGACTATATCTGCATAATGAGAATAAGTATTTGGAGCTTGATGATCTGTCCATACCCCAAAAATAGTTTCAAAAGGTGAAATGTACTTTTCTTTAAAAAGAGTTTCTGCAACTCTTCTTTTAAGTAAGAAATATTTGTAAATAAAATCACACATTTCTGGTGAAAGAACATTTTTTAAAATTAAAAATTTCTTCTTTTTAAAATTCATATTTTGTTTATATATAATTTAATAAATTTTGTAAATAAACCCTTTATCTAAATGGATATCCTAAATTCCAAATCACTAATGAGTATCTTGTTCCTTTTATTACAGGGCAAACTCTATGCCAAACAAAACTTGGAAAAACTACAATGGATCCTCTGGGTAAAATTTCTTTACATTTATGTATATTAAACTTTTTTGATTTTTCTGGATTATTATAATTAAATTCTAATTCTCCGCCTTTATAATCTTTAGGATCAGACAAAGTACAAGTGACTGATAATTTTCTAATTTTACCATTTTGATTTAAATCATTGGGGTGGTTATATGGAACGTCCCAAGAATCTTGATGCCAATCATAATATTGACCTTTTGAATATTTTGTAAATTGACATGATTCTGACCAATTCCAATCAAAATTCCATCCAGCATCTTTATTAGCTTGATGAACATAAGGTTGTATTTGATCATAAATCCATCTATCATTCATCCAAATAATATTAGAATCTCTTTTCTTTTTCAAATCTTTTAATTCTTTTTTTGTAAGAGGATTTTCTTTTAAATTTCTTTTTTCAGAAATATTTCCTGTAAGTGCTAGTTGCTCTTGTTTACTTTTTCCGTATGCTATAACATCATTACAGAATTTTAATGATAAAGCACTTTTAAAATAATAATAATAATTTTGTAAAGTCATACATTCTAAGTTATTTAATGTTTATAACTACAAAACTGTATTTTGTAAATAGTTGTGTTATATATTTAAATAAATTGTAATAAAGAAATGAGAATACTCGCATTTAATGTAACCCATGATAGTTCTGTTTGTTCATTAAATAATGGTAAAGTAGAGTTCTTTTGTAAAGAAGAAAGACTTTCTAGAAAAAAAAGAGATAAACATCCTTTTAAATCTTTAGAACTATATCACTCATTAAATTTTGGAAAAATAGACCATATATTATATCTTACTCCAAGTAATAATGAATATTTAGGAGAAATTATTTATAGGGAATATATAAATAAAAAATTTAATTTAGATTTAGAGAATTATTCTTCTTTATTACATCATAAATGTCATGCAGCGTTATCTTTTTATCATAGTAATTTTAAAGAAGCTTTAGTCTTTGTGATAGATAGAAATGGATCAATAGTTTTTATTAATGATGTTGAAGTTTGTAGG